GTGTACGAAACAGGGGCATTTGACACCAAGACTTGGAAAGACGCCCAAAAGCTGCCCAACTCCCTCTATATCCAGACGTCGGCTATCGAGAGCTTTGGTATTATCAAGTGAGGTTGATATGAGATCAATTAAACAAAAATACCGGTCACGGTCATGGTCATGGTCAGGGTCAGGATTATGGTCACGGTCAGGGTCAGGGTCATGGTCATGGTCACGGTCATGGTCATGGTCACGGTCAGGGCCACGGTCATGGTCAGGGCCACGGTCATGGTCATGGTCAGGGTCAGGGTCAAAGTAGGAGACTGCCGTGAACTACGCCTATTGGTTTGGCATCGCCATCATCGTCGCCTTCGTCCTGTACGTCGTTATCGACGGCCTTTTCAGGTACATCGACTATATCATTGAAATGGAGAATAACTGATATAGTCAGCCAAGACAACTTTTTGCTTGACAAAAGAGCAAAATGTGGTATAATATCCGTACAGGGTGAGAAGGGGTTTCCTTTCTCGCCCTTTCTTTTGTCTTCTATTAGACAGTGGCTGTGCCGCCTCCTCTTACTTTCTTTCTCATAGGAGATTGTTATGAAGAAGATCACCGTCAACAAAGCCGCCATCGACGCCCTCACGCCCACCTATCCTTTTGCAGAACCTTGTGTCTGCAGCGAGACCAGAGTCGAAAACAGCTACGCCGTCAGAGGATCATACAAGATCAAGCTGTCTACTCTCAAAAAGATTTGGACAAGGGCGTCTCGTCGTTGGACCAAACATTGGTCGGACAGCGCAGTCAACACCAAAGGCAAACGGAAGAGTTGGGTGACTACCAAAAAACCCTACATAAACGGTGAAGATATCGCTTTTGGACAAGAGGGCCGGTATATCAAGTACTGCGCGAACAGCGTCAACATCGGCTGTCAGAGCATTTCTCGCTACGAGTTGGAGCAGTTTGCTCTCTCGCAGGAATGGGTTTTTCCCTACGTTTGATAACAAACTTGAAAGGATCAAGATATGGCGAAATTTGTCGTGGTCGAAGTCTTCTCTTCTGAGGAGTTTCCTTCGTATGAAGAGGCTTTCTCGATAGCTGACGTCCGTCTCCAAGAAGGCGAAGACGTTGTCATATATGAAGTGACAAAGAAATACTTTCCAACGAAAGCGGTATTCAAAGAGGAGGAATTGTGATGGCAGCTCACAACGTCTTCGCCTACGGCACTCTCCGAAAACGAGAAGAGCGCCAGCATTGGATGAAATTCATCTATGACACAGGTCGTCAAGTCCAAGTCCAAGGCTTCTTGTACGACATGGGATGGTTTCCCGCTATCCGTCTCTCGGATGACGGCTATTCCGTCCTCTGTGACGTCATACAGGTCGATGACGACGGTCTTGCTCTTCTGGATGACTACGAAGGCTTCATCCCCGAATTCCCCGACCACTCCTTCTATGTACGACATCTCGTCAACATCGACGGACTCGACGGCTTCATCTATGAATTCCGTGAGAAGCCTGATATCTCGAAACTCATCAACGGCTCGGACTGGCTGGAGTATACCTCGCTCCGCTCGGAGCAAAATCGACAGGAAAAAGAAAAGGAAAAGAGCCATGCTTAGAGTTTCCTGTCATGGCGGTATGTGCTGCGGCATCAAACACATCTTCGGCTTTCCCTATTATCCTAATCAGGTGATGGAACCTGAGTTGGAAGAGCAGCCTGAATTCGACGACGAAGACTCAGCAGGGGAAGAGGTTCGATCCTATCTCTCTTTCTTCACTCCTTCAGCCCCTGCTGAGACCGTAGAGGCTCGTCTGGACAGGTTCCTTGCCCACATCAGGGAAGAGCGTCCTGGAGGCATCGTAGAGGCTGTCCTGGTCCGTGATTATGAAGGAGAATGGGACCAGATCGTCGTCAACGAAAAGAGACTCCTCTCAAGAGGTTTTCGTGTCGTCAACGAGGTTCGGAATAGCAACTCCGACAACCTCTGTCGGGTCTATCATCTCAACATGGAATACAACTACATCCCTTACGACGAATACGGCCCTGACGACGACTAACAACAAACAAGGAGAAGAAGTAATGGCATATTCTGCAAGCAAAATAGAGTTTCTTCGTTTTGGGTCTCAACATGGCGGTGAAGGTATCGGCTGTTGTGCCGTCGATATCATTCAGGGTTTCGTAAACGATCCTGACGCACCTGCCTCCGTCCAACTCTTCCACGGCGACCGTGACGGCAAGAACGACAGCGCCCTGACTGTGACTGTCAACGGCAAGACCGAGTTTGCCTATCTCGGCAAGACGAATAAGGAGGTTTTCGAGAACTACATCCGTATTGGTACTTTTGGTACGGAGGATATGCCCGATCATGCCTTCTTTGCCGTCTTTTCTGACAGTCAGATGTCGGATCGACATGGACAGAAGTGGCTGAAGATTCTCAAGGATGAGGGATTTGAGTTCCTTCGTACAGTAGGTAACTCCGTCTACACCGGTCGAGAAGTCCCTACAGAGCCTACAAACAAAGGTAGGCCTCATAAGAACCATATCTTTGCCCTCTTCCGTAATATCTCTTCTAACGCCGTCCCTGATCCCTTTACTCCCCCTAAGGCATGGTCAGACCTTCCTGAACCGACGATGACTCCTCATCAAATCTGGCATTCCCGCAAGACGAAGATTTATGGCGAGTCGGAGATCAAAGGTCCTTCCAAAGAGAGGGCAGCTTCCAACCCCTTCGCAGCCAAGGCCGTAACCGAACCGGCATAAGGAAAGAGAATGAGAAATGCCTTCAACGAGTTCAAACTTTATCGTGCCATCGGGCTAAAGGAGTGGGGTTATCACGACGAGGCCTTCTCCTTGATGACGGAGGTCGTACTAGATGAAGTGGATCACATGGATGTCAAAGCTATCCAAGCGACAAAAAAGGATAAGGAATATGTCGATGCAGAAAGATACTGGGACGACTACCATTACAAGCAATGGTCCGCCCGGCCTGCTCCTAGGCCAACACAAGGTCATCCTGCAAAAGGACTCGGCTCTGGAAATGCCGGAGCTGTGGTTGTCAGTCTATCTGACGGGCTCCCCTTTTGAGAAGAGGCAGTTCGCAGAGATGTTCTCTCGGGCTCGGTGCTACAACGCCAAGACTCCTGAAGAGGCTGATCTGGTTGTCTTCGCAGGTGGTGCAGACGTCAACCCTGCTCTGTACGGCGAGCTTCCACATGAGACGACCGTACACAACGAAGAGCGTGACAAGGAAGACATCGATCTGTACAACCTCTGTTACTCCCTCGGCATCCCTATGTTTGGTATCTGCCGTGGTGCCCAGTTCCTTGCAGTGATGAACGGCTTCAAGCTCTATCAGGATGTCGATGGCCACAACCAGGCCCATGGCATGTTCGACCGCAAGGGCAAGAAGTATCTACAGTCTGTCTCGTCTGTCCATCATCAGATGGTCATTTCGGGACCTGGGATGGAAGTCATCGCCCATGGCCACAACAGCAAGACTCGTTGGTTCAACGACACGACGAAGGCAGTCGGCAACCATCAGGACGTCGAAGCTTTCTTCATTCGTGACACATGCTGCATTGGCGTACAGGGACATCCCGAATACCGTGGCTACGCAGAATACACGAAGTGGTGTCTCGACCTGATCTATGAGTACGTCGAGTTGAATGCCGATCTTGAAGTCACAGGTAAGTATCGACGTCTCAAGGCAGAGTACATCATGGAACGGTTTATAAAAGAGCAGGAAAAGAAGGTTCTTACACAAGAGTGGAATTGATTCGTACAAGGAGTAAGAGATTTGAGAAGGAGAGTTGATAAGAGGTTGGGCAGGCCCATCTGTTGTTAACAACACTGTTAAGAGAATAGTTATTAATACAATAATCTTTAACCACTACCCCCTTCTCACCCTGTACGGATATTATACCACACTTTTGCTCTTTTGTCAAGAGTTATTTTTAACTATTTCACAACCTTTTGAATTTGAAAGGAATTCTATAATGTGTGGGCACGTAGGACTTATGGGTGTGTTAGAACACCGCGACGAGGCGACAATGAAGCGTCTCCTTCTTTACGATTACTTCCGAGGCATGGACTCGACTGGTTTTGCCGCCGTCCGTCATGCCACAAAAGATACCCATGTCGTCAAGATTGCCAGTCATCCTCTCGACCTGTTCGACAGCAAGAAGTTTGACACCGCCCTTTCGGGTACGGCAAGCTCTGTCTTCATCGGTCACAACAGGGCAGCTACGAAAGGCAAGGTCACCGCCAACAACGCCCATCCTTTCGTTGTAGATCATATCATCGGTGCTCACAACGGAACTCTTTCCATCACCTCTCATATGGGCTTGGAAGACGAACTCGGAGAAAAGTTTGATGTCGATTCCCTTGCTATCTTCACCCATATCGCTCGGTTTGGCGTACACAAGACAATTCCTCTCCTCCAAGGAGCCTGGGCACTCGTCTGGTACGACAAGAACGAAAACACCGTCAACTTCCTTCGTAACAAAGAAAGGTCTTTTTGGACGGCGGTCTCGAAAAACTACCAGCAGGTGATGTGGGCGAGTGAATGGCCTATGATACAGGCTGCAATCGGTCTGTCGCCGTCGAAGTATGAAATGGCCCAGTCGACGGAGGGTTATACCTACTTTGCCACCGATATCGACGAGTTGTACACCTTCGATCTCGACAAGCTCCGCGACAAGACGGACATGGACTATCCTCTCGAATACGCCAAGCGTGGTCAACTCAAGGGAAAGGAGCCTGCCCCGGCTGTTACACATTACAGCAGCGGCACCGCCCCTTTTCACCGCCATGGCGCCAACACAGGACACTCGGGGAGTACACAGAACAAGAACTCATCGACAACCCTTGGCTCGACTGGTAACGGCACCGGACGAAACGGCGTCCAGTTCATCAATCTCGTCGCCGACAAGAGCGATCCCTTCGCGGGACACCTTCCGATTGATCGATTTCATGAGCTGGCTAGCTTTGGTTGTTCTTGGTGCAATAGCGACATTGATGTTGATACAGTTGGCGTCACTGTCGTAAACTACGACGATATCATACTCTGTTCGAACTGTTCAGTCGATTCGTCACAAAATCGTCTCATCGTGCCTGAATTGCCTACACTTCCTGAAGGTATCCAGTCCCTCCTTAACCATCTCTAACTCAGCAAGAAAGGTCTAAGTCGTGAAAGCTCCAATCAAACCCATGCCGGGATTCAAGTTTGGGTGTGACCCAGAATTGTTTGTTCTCAACACAGAAGGTCGTGTCGTCTCTGCACACGATCTGTTGCCTGGAACGAAGGATGAGCCCTTCAAGGTTCCTTACGGAGCTATCCAAGTCGACGGCACTGCCGCCGAGTTCAACATCGATCCAGTCGAGAACTTCGAAGACTTCGACCGTAACATCGTCGAGGTGATGAAAAGTCTGCTCTCTTTCCTTCCGAAAGGGTACAAGCTCTCTATCGTTCCTTCTGTCAAGTATGACATCGAGGAATGGGAGCGTATCCCTCCTTCTGCCAAGGTTCTCGGCTGCACCCCAGACTTCAACGGCTGGACGAATATGCAGAACCCATCGCCGAAACCTACCGGCGAACTCGAACGTGTCCGTACGGCAAGCGGCCATCTCCATATCGGCTGGACACAGGATATCGATCTTTCGAAGGATATCGATCATCTCAATCACTGCTCCGACCTTGTGAAGCAGCTCGACTGGTATCTGGGATACTGGTCTCTCTTGTCCGACAAAGACAACATCCGTCGTTCCCTGTACGGCCAGGCAGGGGCATGTCGTTACAAGAATTACGGTGTCGAATACCGTGTTCTGTCCAACTTCTGGTTGACGAGCAAATCTCTTCGTAGAGCTGTCTGGGATCGGATGAACCAAGCCATCTGGGATATGTCGGTTCTCTACTTGCCAGAGAAATATAGTAGTGATGCCAACAGCCTCCTCTGCAAGGCTATCAACTTTTCTCGCCGTAACCAGGATTTTGAGTACGGTCGGAATTATCCTTTGAAAACTATCACGAAGGAAGGCTAAGATGGCGAAGTATCCCAATTTCTACGAGTCTCTTCCTGAGGCTAATAAAAGGATCAAAGGCACCGTCATTCTCTACGACGGCCATCCTTACCACGTCCTGGCTGTTGCCAATCACATGGGTGACGACATCTTCAGGGTTTACATGGAACCTCTCTGTGACGGAAAAGATAGTGAGATGCGTTTCTTTCCTTTCGATGGCATCTCGAAAAACAGCGGAGACAATCCTTCCGTTGGACCTCTCTGTGACCAGTACCTTCAGACGAAACCTCATTCGAAGGTAATCAGGAAACAGATGAATTCCCCTCATTTCAACAAGTTCCGGCCATTTCCTCTCGGTTTTGTGAACATCGATGACCGTTGTGTCTATGTCGAAAGGGCTCCTACTCGTCGTACAGAGCAGGGTCTGAATAGTCAGAGTCTCTCACAGATTCCTGTCTGTCTCGGAGGGAATTCCTTTCGAGATCGTCAGGTTGGACTCTTGTCAAATGAGTTGGCAGACACTATATTGGGCAACTATCCTAGCATCGACGAAACGTTCGAAGCCTTGAATAATCCCGATATTGCCAATCGTGGCGTGGCTTTCGACAGGAAACTGGCCCTTATCCGAGGACCTATCGGAATGCTTTTCGTTGCATACAAGAACGAGATCGTCGGCGTCTGTCCTCATGGTGACAAGACGATGTTGAAACTCGGAAATGACTTCAAGTATCTCACTGAAGTTATCGCAGCAACTGAATACTTTGGAAGGATTGTGTGATGGCTCATCCAGTTTTTATACCGGCACTGAAAAACAAAGTGTACGGCGAGGAAATCAGAAACCTGATGAGTAAAGGGAAGGTCTTCGGTGACATCGGTCTGGAGATCGAATGCGAAGGCAACAAGTTCTACAAGTCAGGTGCCAAGCTCGAACCGTACTGGTCTTACCACGAAGATCATTCTCTCCGTGGCAACGACAACGCCGAGTATGTCCTCTCTGCTCCTATCCCTTTCGACGAAGTGCCGGATGCTCTCAAACATCTCTGGACTCTGTTCAAGGATTACGGAACTGAATTGGATGAATCGAACAGGACTTCTGTTCATGTCCATCTCAACGTCGGTCTCTGGAATGTCAACCGTCTTGCCTCGTTTACGGCGATGTGGTTTGCTCTCGAAGAAATCCTAGCTGAATGGGCTGGCGATCATCGTGTCGGCAATCTCTTCTGTCTTCGCGCCAAGGATGCTCCGAACATCGTACAAACATTGAAGAGGTTTATCCAGCGTGACGGCGATGTCGCTCTCCATGACGGTCTCCATTACGCCGGACTGAACATTCAGGCTCTGGCAAAGTTTGGTTCTTTGGAGAATCGTTACCTTCGTGGTGCCACCGATCCTCAACTTATCCTTGATTGGGTGTCTATCAATCGTCGTCTCTACGAATTCTCTGAGCATTTTCCTGATCCTCGGGAAGTCTGCAACTCGTTCTCTTACGGCGGTCCTCTGTTTTTCATGAGGAATATCCTTGGAGATACTTATGACATCGTCCGTAACGGCATCGATTGGAAAGACGACCAAATCTCAGACTCCCTGTACGAAGGCATCAGAATGGCACAGGACATTTGTTTCTGTCGTGACTGGTCTGTCTTCGTTCCTGTAGTAACTCAAGACGATCCTTTTGGTCGTCCTAAGAAGAAGAAAGGTCTTTCGGGGCTGGCTCTGTCGAACTTCGAAGAAGCTGAATTTCAAGCTATCTTGTCTTCTACCGGACCTGTTTCGGTGCCTTCCTCGCATCCTTATACTTTTCAAGCGGCGTCACCTTCTCCACAGCCACCAATAAATAATTCTGACAACCTTTGGTTTGTTTCATCAAATGAATTCTCCGAAATGGTTCCAGACTACGATCCAGACGAGGATTAATTATGGTAGTTAAAATTCTTCCTTACAAAACCGGAAGCAAGAGTGTCAAAGCTCTCTGCGAAGCCCTGGACGTCAAAGCCCTACGTCTTGTAAACTCTAAATGGAAGATCAAGAAGGATTCTGTTGTAATTAACTGGGGTTCATCTTCGTATGGGCCTTTGGTAGACAAACCTGTTCCAGAAAATACTTCTGTAACTATTTTGAACTCTCCTCTTGATGTCGCCTGTTGTGTCGACAAACTCAAATTCTTTCAACTCCTGAAAGATTTCACAGTCAGCCCTGAAATCGAAGACGACATCGTCCCTGAGTTCTGGACAGACAAGGAATACATTCCGTCAGGAGCTTATCCAATCGTCTGCCGGACAGTCCTCAACGGCCACTCAGGGGAAGGTATCGTCATCGCTGACACTCCTGACGATCTCGTCAATGCTCCCCTCTATGTACGGTACATGAAGAAGAAGAAAGAATTTCGTATCCACGTCGGCAAGACTTCTGACGGCACATTCGTAGTCATCGCAGAACAACAGAAAGTAGCAAAGCATGGAACAGAACCAACAGACTGGCGCATCCGATCCCACTCCAACGGTTTCGTTTTCCAGCGCCAAGGAATTAGCGTTCCACTACATGTACGGTCTGCCGCTATGCGAGCTTTGGAGGCGACGGGCCTCGACTTTGGTGCAGTCGATGTTATCCTTACAACAGGAGGGAGAGCTTTTGTGCTGGAAATCAATACCGCTCCCGGACTAGAAGGTCAGACCGTCCAAGACTACGCCGACTTCTTCAAGGAGTTTATGCCGTGAACCATTTTCCTCCTCGTGTTGCAGTTATCACATACAGAGACGGCAGTGTCTTGAAAGTACCATTCATCATACAGGAAGGTCTCGAATCTTTTCTTGCCCTTGAAGACGACGTCGTCGATGTCGAACTCACCACATATACAGGAGAGTGATATGGTTTATATGAATAACCCTGCCTTACACAAAATGTGGGTTCTTGATGCCCAATGGACAGACATTCCTCTCGAAGTCGAGGAAGTGGTAAAAAACCTTTGGAGGTTTTATGAGCTCGGTAATGATAACTACGTTCTTCGTAAATCAAGAGAAGACCTTCAAGAGTTAGGCGAAGGTTTCGAGTGTGAGCAGTGGGTTTGGGGTAAAACTCCTGAAGAACAAAAAGGTTGGGTAAAGAGGCCGACTAGTCTTGTACCTCTTATAGATTACCTTCGTGAAAAAGGTGTCCCTGCTGATGAAGAAGTTATTATTCATTGGTGGTGGTAAGGAGAGTGATATGTGTTGTGATCCGACTGGACCCTACCCAGAAGATACCGTAGGAAAATGTCCTCTTTGTGGTTGTGACGTCGATAAAGACGGTCACTCAACTGAAGAGATGTGTCATTATTCTCCTCTTGTTTGTGTCAAATGCGGGGATCGCCCTTGCGATCTCAGTTGCTGAAAGGAATTATTTATCCAGTGCTACATCTGTGGACACGTCCTGTCCGGTGAACAAGTCTCATATAACAACGAACACAAGGATTGGGACCCTTGTCCGACCTGTCTGATCGCAATCTCGGAAGTTTTCTCCGATCCTCTCGATGAAGAACAGGTCACCTATATCCTTGAAAAGGAAGGCATCCTTGAAAAAGATGAGAAGCCTGACCTGATTTTGCTTGACAAATCGGACTAAATGTGATATAATATTCGTACAGGTTGAGGAGAGGTTTATGGATTGGTATAGCAGACGTAACGAACTTGAACCTGATATGATCTTTCTTGATTATGAAGGATATCTAGTCAAACTCGATAGAAGTGTTCCCGGCGATGCCTCCGCTTGGTATGTGGCAGATTGGTCTATGGGTCATTGGATTTATGACGACAACAAAATCGAACCGGGTGATCTTTGTGAAGGACCTTTGAAAGAACCTGTATGAAACAGACACACCTTCCATGCCCCCGTTGTCCCTCTCGTGATGCCTACAGTATTCAGAGCAACGGCTGGGGACGATGTTTTTCCTGTAAATGTAACATCCCACCAGATAAGGCTGACGATATGAGTCTGGCAGCCCCAGAAGTGACAACTGATAAACCTTTTACTCCTATGACATCTGTCTTCCGTCCCTTTCCTGAAAGAGGTTTTGTTGCTGAGACGGTGAAGCGATATGGCATCGACGTAGGAAGCGAAGGAGCCAAGTATCTTGCGAAGTACCCAATCTTCGATATCGAGGGTAACCACATCGGTAACAAAATCCGTGGACCAAATAAACAGTTCTTGTACGAAGGGTCCATCAAGGGAGCAGGTCTCTTTGGTCGTCAGGCATTCCCTCCTGGAGGTAAGTATATCACTGTCGTAGAGGGTCAGGACGACGCAGCAGCGGCTTATCAGATGATGGGCAGTAAGTGGCCTGTCGTATCCGTACACAGCTCTTCTACGGCTGTACAAGACGTAAAACGAGACTTCGAATATCTCAATTCCTTCGATAACATCGTCTTTTGTTTCGACAACGACGACGCCGGTAAGAAGGCTATGAAGGATGTCTGTAACGTAGGTTTCGAGATCGGTAAGATCAAGACTCTCTCACTGCGTAAGTACAACGATCCCAACGATTACCTTCGGAACAAAGAGGGTGAGGGGTTTGTACGAGAATGGTGGCAGGCTCCTACGTTTAAACCGGATGGTCTCAAGATGGGTCGTGATATGGCCGATGAGATTCTCAATCGTCCTAACCATTTCTGTGTGCCATATCCTTGGCAAGGTCTGAACAAGATGACGTACGGGATGCGGCTGTCAGAGGCTGTACTTCTTATGGCTGACACCGGTGTAGGTAAGACGTCCGTACTCAAAGAGATTGAGTATTGTCTGCTCATGAACCCTGATATCATCAAGGAAGGATACGGCGTAGGTTTCCTACACCTAGAAGAACCTAACCATGACACTGCCCTTGGCCTTCTTAGCATTCACGACAGCAAGCCTTATCATCTCCCTGACACTCCTTTTACTCCTGAAGATATCATAAAGGCTCACGGGGAGGTGCTAGATCATAATCGGGCTATCTTCTACGATCATTTCGGCAGCAACGACATCGATGAAATACTAAACAAGATTCGTCACATGGTTGCCCTCGGGTGTAAGTACATCGTCATCGACCATCTTTCTATCATCGTATCCGATCAGTCTGGTGACGAGAGGAAACAGCTCGACGAAATTAGTACAAAACTAAAGACCATGACGATGGAGTTGAACATTGCGGTACTGTGCGTCATCCATACGAATAGAGCAGGAATGGCTCGTGGTTCGGCGGGCCCGGAAAAAGTTGCTAACATCCACATGTCTTTGTATCGGGACAAGAAAGCCAAAGAGGCGTGGCGACGGAACATTACAGTCGTTACTATTGAAAAGAACAGATTCTGTGGCCGTACGGGACCGTGTCTCTGGCTTGAGTACAACCCGGAGACAAATCGCCTTACAGAACTGACACAGGAACTGATCGACATCTATGAAGAAGGAGGAACTGCCCATGAAAGTGACCAACCCTGGGCTTAAGTATCTGACAGCCGACCTGTCGAAGTTGTGGTCTATCGACATCGAAGGTGATCTCATACCAAGCACGGTCATCTGGTGCCTCTGTGCAGTCAAGTTTGATACAAAGGAAGAGGTACGTCTTCGTACTTCGAAGGATATAAGGGAGTGGATCGATGCCCGTAAGAAAGAAGGTTGTCGGTTCGTTGGCCACAACATTATTGGATATGACGCCCCTACTCTTAATCGTCTTCTGGGCACCTCTCTCACTATTGCTGACTTGGTTGACACTCTTGTCATGTCTATGGTGTATAATCCTTCCATTCCTGACGGTCATGGCCTGGGCGCTTGGGGTCTTCGTATTAAACATCCGAAGGGAGATTGGTCTGACTTCTCGAAGTGGTCTCAAGAACAGGAAGACTATTGCCTGAACGACGCCATCCTCTGTATGAAGGTCTATATGGCTTTGCTGCATCGGTGTATCAAGGCAGGGCTGACAGATGTAGGTCTTGAGATTGAACATCGGTCGTGGCAACTGATACAACAACAACAGAAGAATGGCTTCGCCTTTAACTACCCAGAGGCCATGGCGTTGTACTCCAAAGTTAGAGGAATAGAAAATGACATCGCTGGACGAGTCCACACAATATGGCCCGCCAAACTTCTTTTCATACGAAAATATGCAAAGGCATATAAAAAGGATGGAAGCCATACAAAAGACTATCTCCGACATATCGAGCAGTATCCTCAAGTCACAATCTCAAACGACGGAGGATACAACGTCTTTGATTATGTGTCTTTCAATATTGGAAGCCCAGATCAAAGATTGGAAAAGCTACTTGCTCTCGGTTGGGTCAACGAAAAAGACGAAGTTACTAAGACTGGGCGACCTCAACCAGTTGTCAAGGGAAAGCTGGCGCCTTCACTCGAAAGGTTTGTCAACAGTACAGACAACCCCGGAGTAAAGTTGATTGCGGAGTGGTTGGACTATAACGCCCGTGGCAACATGATTAACACTTGGATGGAAGCGTACAACCATGACACCGGATGTATTCATGGGTCTTTGTGGCTTGCTAATACTCTTCGTTATAAACATTCTGCTCCTAATACTGCCAATATCCCTGCAGTTCGTATCAAGAAAGTCGATGGCGAAGAGGTTGTCCGGTATGGTGAGGACGGCGTATTCACTTATGAAGCCCGTGATCTATGGGTCACTCGCGATCCTGTACGTCGCCGTCTTGTGGGCGTTGATGCTAAAGGCATCCAACTACGTGTTCTCGCTCATTATCTAAATAACAAGGAGTTCACTGATGCAGTCCTCGGAGGTGATCCACACAGTTACAACCAAGAGATTGGAGGTTTTTCAACAAGAGCTATCGCGAAGACTTTCATCTTAATTTAGGATGACTTGGGAGAAATCCCTCGATTAAAACCGCGTGAATTGCTGGAAACTCTCTCTGAGACAATCAGCAGCCAAGCTAAGGGAAAAGAATTGTTTTGCAAGAAATGTAATACTGAGTCTGAAGATTTTAGAGCACATCGTAAAGTTTGTAGACCTTGCGAGCGTGTTAAATCTAGGGCGAACGCGTTTAAATATACTCGCGGCATTACATATGAAGAACGAGACGCTCTTCTAGAAAAACAAGGCGGGAAATGTGCCGCCTGTGGAACGAGCAATTCTAGGTCAGTTAAAGGCTGGCACGTCGATCATCGTCATAGTGACGGCTTGATTAGATCGGTTCTTTGTGCGACTTGCAACATCGCTCTTGGTCAAGTGAGCGACTCTATCGAAAGATTAGAGCATTTGATTGAGTACCTTAGAAGGTTCAACGACTAGGCGAAAGCCGTACAGCCAAGAGGCTGGAAGTGCGTGGCCCCGGACACGGGTGAAGATATAGTCTGGTCTGCATGGCGACATGCAGCAGTTCCACAAGCTCCCGTGGAACGGGCTGAGATTAACGACCTCAGTTGAACATAACGATGCATTCCTTTTGGGAGCAGGAGATGCAAAAGTCGGACAAATCATTGGGGATTCAGCAAGAGCTGGCAAAGAAGTTAAAGCTCGCTTTGTCTCGGGCTTCCCTGGACTTGGACATCTACTTGATGACCTTGCACGACAGGTGGATCGAACTGGAAGGATTAAGCTTTGTGACGGGACTCCCGTTATCGTCGACCGACCACACACGCGCCTTGGCTACCTCCTGCAAGGAGACGAGTCAAGGATCATGAAGAAAGCCGCCATCATCCTCAACTCCCTCGTACGGAAAGCCGGACTAGATGTCTTGAAGGTTGGTGACATCCATGACGAGTTTCAATTCGATGTCTTAAAGGAACACGTAGATGCTTTTATTGATCTGTGTCGCACTGCTTTCCGCCTTTCTGGGGAGTTTTTTAACTACAATCTACCGATCGAATGTTCGGCAAAAGTCGGACTTACCTGGGCGAGTACACATTGACGACTGTGCAGAAAAGGGCGCAATGTATTGTAGCCACATTTGGAAACATGACTGGGAAAATTAATATGAAATTCTCTCTAATATCTGACATGCATGTGGATTTTCCTCAGCCTAAAACTCCTTATGAGCTTCTTGAAGAAGTCGTCGTAGTTGCAGGCGACACGACTAACGGTCTAGAAGGTTTGAAGTTCCTTCAGAAGTTGAAAAACAAAGGTCATACCGTATACGCAGTAGATGGAAATCACGAGCATTACAGTAATCGAAGTCGAGGGAGGACTCATGACCAGACTATTGATAGCTTTCGTCAAGATCATCCCGTTTATCACGACGTCGATACTCCTGTTGTGCTGCAAAACGGTTGGTATCCTGTAAAAGATGAATATCTGTGGCAGGCTTACATGAATGACAGCAGGAATGGATGTCTCTCTGCTCTTCAGGCATCAATCTTGTCTGTAGGACAGGCAGAGTTCGTTCGGGAAAAGCTCTCGTCTTGGAAGAAAGACGGTAGACGCGGTATCGTAGTGACTCACACAGCCCCTTGTGAAGAGACCCTCGACTCTAGGTTTACTGGTCATTACAGCAACGAATGGTACTGGAACCCTCTGATGAAACCTCTCCTGTCTGAATTCAAAGATCAAATTCTGGTCTGGTGTCATGGTCATACACACTCTTTTGCCGATAAGGTAGTAGAAGGTGTCCGTGTCGTCTGTAACCCACGAGGTTACCCCGGCGAGAATCCTTCTTGGAAACCCCTAACTATCGAGGTGTGATATGAGTAAGACATGGGTATACGCCGACCCACATTTCTACCACAAAATATCTGCAAGTTTACTAAGGGAGGCGGCTCTAAGTTGAGGCCTTGGGATAACGCAGATGAGATGACATGAGTTATGCCCGGTGGCTTTTTAGAGAAGGTTTCGAAGCAGGGTTGTCTGCAGTCGACGATACTTTCTATACCGGGGCATAAATAAATCTCTCCTCGTGTACGATTTTACTTGACTTTGTGCGCGTTTTGTGGTATAATAATTGTAGAGAGTAAGGGAATTTGTTTTTTATGACGAATATGAGTAAGAGTTTAATTTGGAGGATACACAACCCCGAACAGCAATTAATTACTGCTGCTAAATTGAGGTGTCGTAAATCTGGACTTTCTTTTACAATTAATCGTTACGATATTCATATTCCTCAGATTTGTCCTTTGCTTGGTATTCCTATTGTAGCCAGTATAGGCAAAGGACGTTCAGATAATTCTCCGTCGTTAGATCGCAAAGATAACTCTAAAGGGTATACCAAAGAAAATATCTGGGTAATCTCTGATCTAGCAAATAGAATGAAGAACTCAGCAACAAAAGATCAGTTAAAAACTTTTGCTGAGAATATTTTGAAATACTTTTGAAAGGATATTTTTTGATGCCAACTACTACGATTCACACCTTCCGTGGCAAGACTAGCTTTGCTAAAGTCCTCCCTGACCAGCTCTCTCTGAACTACAGCAAGGATGGCAAGGAGTGGAAGGTTGATCTGGAGATCGATGAAGCTACCGTAAAGGAAGCCAAGAAGCTGAAGATCGGCGACAAGATTCGCCGAGGAGAGCCGTACGAAAAGGATGGAGTAGAGAAGCCTGCCTACCTCGATGGCCGACCTTATCTGACTTTTCGTCAAGCTGAACTTCGTCGTGACGGAAGCCCTAACAATCCCATCGAGATCAAGGATATCCTCGGCAAGCCTTGGGATTATACAAAGGAGATTGGTAACGGCAGCGTAGTCGATCTTAAGTTCGCCGTCGTAGACAACGGCCCCGGCAAGAAGAAGGGCATCTATCCCCGAGCCATCCGTGTCCTCGAACTGGTTGAGTTCAAGCGTCAGACCTTTGCTGACATCAACGAAAGCGATCCGTACTATCAGGCTGCCCTGAAGGCACAGGAAGACTTGAAGGCTGCGGCTCCTGAGAAGACTACCTTCGAACAGGACTTCGGTCTTGACGAACTGGACGACAGCCTTGAAGACGTGATGTAAGAGATACTAACCCAAGGGTTAGCAGATAGCGGTACATCTGTACAGACAGGGAAGACTGTTCTGTTGTACTGAAGAGGCCATACTAGTAAGTCCCCAGTCGGTGAAAGGCCGACACCCTCTCTTCAAACGAAGTGAGAATACTTGAAAGGATTTGTGAATGGAACGATTTAATCTGAGCTTTCGTCGTAAGGGTTACTTCTATATGGAAGGCGAAGTTTCCGTAGACCTTGAAACAGAAGGCCCGGCTTTGCTAAAGGACGTCATCGACAAGGCTCATACAAAGAAATTTACTCGTTTCATTCCCAAAGATGTACAATACTTCGATGACGAATGGGTATTTGGTAGGACAGGTCCGGGTTCAAACCCTCCTTCTCCTACAGAAGTAAAGGAGGAAACTGTTGACGAAATCGCTTGACACCCTTGTAGCTGACATCTTCCAGTTGTTCGATCCAAACCAAGGTCATATCGTCAATGAAGACAACCTTGAGTACTTCACTGAAACTCTCAAGTCAGCAATCAGAACTGGCCTCGCCTTACGTGAGCCCAGAGATTTCTATCTCCGTTTCTCGGCACTTGGCAAACCTGACAGACAGCTTTGGTACGAAGCTCACGGCTATCCAAAAGAAGAACTGACTGACAAAACTTACTTCAAGTTCTTGTACGGCCATGTCATCGAGGCTCTCATTATCTTTCTTGCCAAGGAGGCAGGACATGAAATCACAGACGAACAAAAAGAGGTGTCATGCCTTGGAGTTAAAGGCCACATCGACTGTAAGATCGATGGCGTTGTCGTCGATGTTAAGTCTGCTAGCCCTCATGGCTTTCAGAAATTCAAAGATCACTCTCTCTTGGAGAAAGACTCCTTCGGCTATGTACAGCAGCTTTCAGGATACGTAAATGAAGAAACTCCTGGCGAGGCCGGGGCTTTCCTTGCAGTTAACAAAGTCAACGGCGACATAACCGTGATGGACCTCTCGACTTCAATCGTACAAGACCATCCTCCCGGACCACGTATCGAACATCTCAGAGAAGTCATCTCTCTAGATACTCCTCCTGTACGATGCTATCCAGACAAGCCAGAAGGTAAATCAGGTAATCGTTCTCTCGGAACTGAATGTTCATACTGTGCATACAAATCAAGTTGTTGGGATAACTTGAGAAAATTTATTTATTCTACCGGTCCTAAATATTTAACGGTCGTAAAAGAAACTCCAAGAGTTTACGAGGATTTAAATTTTGTTTAAACAATGTACCAAATGTCTAATTGAAAAACCTTTAACAGAGTTTTATAATCGAAATGCAAAAGTTTTTGATGGGAAAAATTCTCATTGTAAGGCTTGTGAAAGACTTCAAATAGACAAATGGCGTATTAAAAATAAAGAAAAACAGGCAGTAATTAACCGTCGAACTCGTTTAAAAAATACTTACGGAATAACTTTAGAACAATACGACGAACTATTTGAAAAACAAAAAGGTTGTTGTGCTATTTGTAATAGGCATCAATCTGTTTTTAAAGTTCGATTAGCAATAGATCACGCTCATACAGGTCCTAACGCGGGAGCTATTAGAGGTCTTCTTTGTAATTTTTGTAACCATCGATTAGTCGGAAAACATGTTGACGGAGACTTGCTTCGGCGTATGGCCGACTATGTAGAAAGTTCTACCGGTTGGTTTGTTCCTTTGGACAAAGTAAACATTAAAAAGAAGCGAGCCAAAAGAAAGAAAAGACTTGCTAAAACTGACAATGGCAGCATTGATGTGTCTAAAGGGAGTAGTGTATAATGAAGCAAGAGGCGAATCAGCTCTCGGACAAGCAGCGGTTGTTGGAGTGGTCCTTAACCGAAGTAAACAAAGCAATTTTGGAATATGCGAAACAATCCGTAAACGCAGGCAATTCGTCAGAACGACAATGTCACGACGCGCTGAGAGCTTTGCAATATCATTCAATGATGTTGACAAACTTCCTAATAGTATCCGAAAAGCAACGTACTTTCGAAACTATCCCGGCAAATGGGGCAGTCGTAAATATCTTGGCCGAATCGGACGGCACTATTTCTATAAGGATTAATAATGGTTAACCCGAAAATTCTTGCCTTGGACATTGAAACTAGACCAGCAATTGTTTATGCATGGAAGCTCTTCGATGTCAATGTCTCAGTTAATCAGATCGTAGATGTATCCCGTATCATCTGTGTAGCGGCCTCTTGGGTAGGAAAAGACGAGGTTTATTTCTTCGCTGACTGGCTGCCCGGCGGTCGTACAGAGATGCTCAAGGGTATCTACAACTTGATGTCTGAAGCCGACGCCGTCGTGACATACAACGGAGATAAGTTCGATATCACTAAGCTGCGAGGAGAATTTCTCCTTGAGGGATTTCCTCCTCTGCCTCCTCTGACTTCAATCGATCTGTACAAGACAGTGAAGAAGTTGGGGTTCCAGAGCGGCAAGCTTGAATTCATCGGGCCGTTCCTTGGTCTTGGTGACAAAGTTAAACACGAAGGTTTCTCTCTCTGGACCAAGGTTATGGAAGGAGACAAGGAAGCCCAGTTGAGGATGCAAAACTACTGCATCGGTGACGTCCACCTAACTGTAAAACTCTACCTCTTCCTTCGACCATACATCACCAATCATCCTCATATGGGAGAGGAGGCTCACGCCTGCGGTGCCTGTGGTTCCAACAAAGTCCAATCACGAGGCTATCGTCGTACAAAGACATTCAAAATTCAACGTCTTCATTGTCAGTCGTGTGGTTCTTGGCAAGACGGCAAACGTAGTAAAGTATAAGGTGTAATGTGTATCATGAATGAAGAAACCTTGCCTGAGGTTGTTAAAGAAGCTATCGCCGACAGGTACGAAGGATGGGAGCTAGTCGAACTCCTTGACCTTTCTGTACGAGACATCATCTATTATTTCGAGGAAGACATCCTCGATAAACTCGACGACATCAAAGAGGATTTGAGGATTGAAGATTCAATTGACGACGAAACACGAGAACCCTTTTAAAGAGATGGATTTTGTTGACCCATCCAAGTCCTATTTCTGGCTTGGTCCAGATCAAGAGGTTTACTACCATGCAGACGGAACAGATACACCAATCAGAAGCACAGAAGTATTTGTCGGGAATAGCTATGTATCTGGACAAGGTGAAGAATAATGGCGTACAAAGCAAAGCCGTCGGGTCCGGGACCGAGAAGTGCCAGCCCTATCTTTCAGAACCAACCTCCTACAAAGGAAACGGAGACAAGCCCCTTGGAAACGGAGAAAGAGACCCTAACGGAATCGATCCCAAGTCCGGTGGAGCCAAACTTGATGCAGGAAAGCCCTGCCTCTGGCGAGGAGCCGTTGACTACTTCCCCGGAGCATTGCGGGCGGTTGCTACTGTTTCAACTTTTGGAGCAACTAAATATTCCTGGAAGGGATGGTCCACAGTACCCGAAGGGTTTGAACGGTATAGTGATGCGATGGTTCGCCACCTTGTCGCCGAGTCAGCGGAAAGTCCTTGGGATAATGATTCGGGAATCCTTCACGCAGCTCATGTCGCCTGGGGAGCCCTCGCGCGTCTAGAGTTTCTTCTTCGTGAAAAGAGTTTGATAGCTACCTCTGGAGGTTATAATGCACGACCCTGAAGCAGAACGTTGGTGTGAAACTTGTGGTAAGACTATCGAGCTAGACGAGTATATCGAAACAGGAGGAGATTGTTTTTCTTGTGAGCGATGGTGGAAAGATCATGATCCTTCTAGTCTACTAGACGGAGATGATTGATGAAACAAACACCCTCTTGTATTTCTGTGTACGACGGAGAGTACTTTGACTTTCTTGACCCTGACTCTTCGGTGTATACTGTTGCTACCATTGCTCATGCTCTATCTAATCTGTGTAGGTATACTGGTCATGTCAATCGTTTCTATTCTGTTGCTGAGCATTCTGTCCTTGTTTCTCTGGCGGTGCCGAAGAAGTTCGCTATCGAAGGTCTCTTCCATGACGCCGCCGAGGCTTTTCTTGGGGACGTTTCCTCACCTCTGAAGAAGCTCCTTCCAGAATACCGAGCACTAGAAGATGCAGTCATCACAAGTATTGCAAAGAAGTTCAACCTCTCTCCGTGGAAATTGCACTCTAAAGAGGTTCATGAAGCTGACAAGAGGATGTACCACGCAGAACGACAAGAAATCGCCCCAGGAAAAGACAACCTTTGGCATACCAACTTGAGAGCTGCTCGTACAGTAAAGCCTGTGGGTTTTTCTCCTGAGGTCGCAAAGCAACTATTCCTTGATCGATATAATGAGTTGACAGAAAGCCGTACAGATGAACGGAATGAATACGTACGAGGACAAGGATCGTCGCAGAGTGAGGCGGCTATGGAAAAACAAGGACAAGAGATTCCCCAAGCTGTCTAAAGAACAACAGGTATACAGACAATCAATAAAGGATGATTTCATTGACGATTAAATTTCCTGAACTACCTAATCCCTTTCCTTCTGACTATGAGAAGTTTATCGCAGTATCCCGATACGTGAAGTGGATCGAAGAGAAAGGCCGAAGAGAAACCTGGCCAGAAACTGTCAGCCGTCTGATTAACTACTACGTCAGTCGTGTCCCTCAGTTCGAAGAAGTAGCGGAAGAAGTTTACAAAGCTATCCATGACCTCTCTGTCGTACCAAGCATGAGGGCTTTGGCTACAGCCGGGCCTGCTATGGATCGTAACGACATCTGTGCCTACAACTGTTGCTACGCCCCTGTAGACAATCCTCGTGTGTTCGATGAAATCCTTTATATCCTTATGTGCGGCACTGGTGTCGGCTATTCAGTAGAGAAAATGTATGTCCACAAACTCCCAACAGTCTCAGAAACCTTCGAGGAAACCTCTAGCGTCATACATGTTGCAGATTCAAAGGAAGGTTGGGCACGAGCCCTCAGAGAACTCATCGCCCTTTTGTATGCAGGTCAGCTTCCCAAATGGGACGTCAGTCGAGTACGAGGTGCAGGCGAAAGACTTAGGACCTTTGGTGGCCGTGCTAGCGGACCCGAACCTCTGGTTGACCTTTTTGGATTCACTGTCCGCCTCTTTCGTGGTGCAGCCGGACGGCAACTCAGTTCACTAGAATGCCATGACTTGATGTGCAAGATCGCCGATGTAGTAGTCGTAGGTGGCGTACGTCGATCAGCTCTTATCAGTCTTAGTGATGCCGATGACGAACGTCTTCGTACGGCAAAAACAGGAGCCTGGTGGGTCGATGCAGGGCATCGTGCCCTTGCTAACAACAGCGCAGTCTATACAACTAAAAAGCCTGACGTTGGTTTCTTTATGAAGGAATGGAAAGCTCTCTATGATAGCAAGTCAGGTGAGAGAGGCTTCTTTTCCAGGTACGCAGCTAAACGAATAGCTGGACGTAATGGTCGTCGAAACATCGACCACGAGTTCGGTTGCAATCCGTAAATGAATGCGGATTTAAAACCCCTTCTGATTGACTTGGAAGCCAACAGTAAGGCGACAGGGCGCAAGCAAGAGAAATCTGTGCAGCGTGAGAGACTGAGCGAAGGGGATCAAATGTTTGGAAACACGTTTGATATGCGACAGTCCAGCGCACGGTAGGAAAACTGTTTGATACCTATAGTGTGAGGTTCCGAGATACTTCTTCGCCCGTACCAGATGTGCAACCTGTCCGAACTGGTTGTACGACCTGACGATACATGGAAGACTCTAGAGAATAAAGTAAGACTTGCTACAATCCTTGGCACTGTCCAGAGTACCTTTACAAACTTCAAGTATATCCGTAAAATTTGGGCAGATAACTGTAACGAAGAAAGGCTCCTCGGTGTATCCCTTACTGGTGTTCTTGATAACCCTAGTCTTATCCTTGATCCTAGTCTTCTTGAACACTTGCGTAACGTTGCAGTCGAAACCAATAAAGATTGGGCTGCCAAGCTGGGTATTCCCCGGTCTGCCGCTATCACTTGTGTCAAGCCTAGTGGCACGGTGTCTCAACTCGTGGATAGCTCTAGTGGTCTTCATGCTCGTCATTCTGACTACTATCTACGTACAGTAAGGGCAGACAACAAAGACCCGATGACAACCTTCCTTAAGGAAGCAGGAGTATACTATGAACCGTGTGCGTACAAGCCGGATAGCACTACGATCTTTTACTTCGCTAAAAAGTCTCCCGCAGCTAGCGTTAAGCGTGAGCAAATATCGGCTACTGGAAGTCTTGAAGTCTGGGACACCCTCCAACGTCATTGGTGCGAACATAAGCCCTCCGCAACCGTCTACGTAAAAGAAGGAGAGTGGCTGGAAGTAGGAGCTTGGGTGTACGAAAACTTCGAGAATCTTTCAGGAGTATCCTTTCTTCCTTATGACGGCGGGACATACAAGCAGGCTCCGTACCAGGAGTTGAGTGAAGAAGACTGGAATGCTTGGGTTGAAGCCCATCCTATGCCAGTGATTAATTGGGACGATCTTTCCTTCTACGAGAAGGTGGATAGCACGACTGGTAGTCAAGAGCTGTCTTGTTTTGCCGGTCAGTGTGATATTGTATCGATTGGAAACCCTGATGACTGAAGATGAATATACTTACCCGATGGCAGACGAGAGTGAAATCTTTGCTACCATTCCTCTCAATGAGTTGCAGGAATTGATTGAAGACTCTGCCTTCCTGCAGGCTCTTCATATCTCAGGAGTCGATGACTGGGAATGGTATGAAGACACCCTAGAGACATTCCAAAAGGAGCATAAATATGGGAATTCTTTCTTTTCTATCTCCGATCCAAAGTAACCTGACGGCTATTCTAGGGGGAGCGCTTGCGCTCTCTCTGGTTGGCAACGGAGCTCTTCTCTGGTACGGAACACATGAAGCCAAGGTAGCTACAAGCTACGTCGTTACAACCAAAGCTGTCGACAAAGCAGCTACTGTTCATAAGACTATCACGGAGAACCGAGATGCAACAGCGGTACAAACTGTTCAAGCTGACACTACTGGCACCATTGCTTCTGACATTGCCAGCCTGCGGAGCAAGAGTCGGATCATCTATCTGCCCCAGCCTGCCCCCAGCTCCCAAGGTTCTGACAGCTCCAGTACAGGAACCGTCGTTCCAGCCACAAGCGGCAGTGCCCAACCCGACCAACCTCTTGCCAGCGGGTCCGACCAACTCGTCCCGTTGACTCAACAGGAAGAAACGGATAGGGAGATTTGTGTTACCAACACCGATCTCGTAAAGGGGTGGCAAGCCTATTATCAATCTCTGATAACTATACAGAAGGAAGAATCAGTTGGTACAACTAGCCCAACAGGTAACTGATGCAGCTATTGCTGTACGAAAGAAGTGGCTCGTCCCTGCCTCTGTAACTCTAGCCCAGTTTGGTCTGGAGAGTGCATGGGGCAAGAAGGTCACCGGGAAGTTTAACTTCTTTGGTAACAAGTGGGACGGTCAAGGTTCGTACACAGAAGTTCCTACTCACGAATACATCAATGGCAGGTACGTCTTAACTACTGCTAAGTTCAAGGACTTCTCTGGGTACGAAGATGCCTTTGATTTCCACGGTCAACTCCTGGCCACCCGCCCTGCCTACCACAACGCCATGGCACTGGTAGATCATCCAGAAGCTTTTGCTCACGCACTCACTGGTGTCTACGCAACTGATCCTCTCTACGGAGATAAGTTGGTAGAGATTATGAGAGGCTCTGGGCTGGAGAAGTACGACGTATGAAAGCGACAGACATCCTGGAATCTCTAAACGAGATCGTATTATGTTTCGTAAACAAGTGGTGGCGACCTGTGGGATACGCAACGGTGATAGGAGCGATGGCGGCAAACACCATCCTCATTCCTATCCTGACCAAGACTGGAGTTTCCCTGAGGGAACTTTCGGCATTGATCTTAGCATTTGCCCCACTAGCCGCCTTGCGTACGTACGAGAAGATGAAGGACCCGAATGACCCTCTAGGTCAAGAGCCTAAGGACCCTGCACAGTCAGACGCCAATGCGAACTGATTAGACAAAAAGAAACCCTCCCCGGCTTAATTGCTGAGGAGGGCTTTTTTATGATATGATTAGTGTGCAAGCTTGAAGTATTCAATCACTGTATAGACACCACCAATGATTGAAGTACCAAGTATTGCTGTAATAAGAGAGAGAGCCCCTAGACCTTTATGCTTGAACGCAAGGAGGGCGTCTAGCTTTTCCTTGATGTCTTCGTTCTGGGCGGAAAGATGTTCCACTTTAGTTTCTAGTATAGCTAGTCTCTCTGGCAAAGTTAGATAGGTCTCGCTCATTAACGGGCTTTCTTGTCTGGTATGAACTGATGGTCAGGAACAAAACCTTGAGAGACTGCCGGTGCTGTGGCATCAAGCACCTCGTCACGGGCATTTTTTCTTTGAGCGTCGAGTACCTCTTTCAGCCTTGCTATCTTATCTATATCCGACATACTCTGATACTCTGGAGATTGAATCTCTTGAGCAAAGTCACGACGGAAATAATCACCTGACTTTTCTTGGTACGACCTAAGCTGCTCTGGCGTAAACGTAACCTTATGGGAGACGTCGTCGTCATCGTACGCAGTGTAAGTCTTACTTTCAGGAAGCACCATCTTCTTGTTAGCCAACGTCGAAAGACGGTTGACTTCTTGAATAGCCGGGTCCTGTTCGACAGGCTGTATCTTGAAAGGTCCTGAGCGAGAAGGCATAGGACGACCGTAGACGTCAAGACGTGCAGGCAGAGAACCTGCCTCCCAAGGGAGAATAGCCTTGACTTTGTTGACAGTCTCCTGTGCCCCAGACTTGTCGAGAGTGTCCGTTACATACGGAACTTCCTTATTCGTCTCTTCTCTGAGAGCTGCGTTGTACGGAACCAACTGACTAGGAATGCTAGTAAGGTAAGACCTCATCTTGTACTCTCCACCCTGCTTGTCCAGAGGGGCAAGGAAAGGCGTCAAGTCTTTGATGGTACTCTCGTCGAGAACAGTCTTTAGCATACTAGAGAAGGCAGCCTTGACCTTGCCGGTGTATCCGTCTTGATCTTTAGTTGCTTTCAGTTCGTCACGGGCATTAGCCAAGAGGAGAGCGTTGTCTGCTACTGCCGACATACCTTTGATGGTGTAGTAGTTATCTCCTATCTTTATCGAGTTAGCAGGAGCGCCATTGACAGGGTTACTGCCGTTGATAACTCCGTCTTGTACGATGTATTGCATAAGCAGCCCGGTCAGGCCTGCAGCAACTGCCATACGGGCAGCAGCTTTTTGTCCTTCTAGACCCCCCTTAGCTAGTCCGATCTGGTTGTACCTATCGAGAGGAGCAAGAGGTCCCCACCGGATACCAGCCCTCATGACGCCATCGACGATACCGTTGAACGGAGCAATGAATGCAGACACACCCGGAACAGGTTGTGTAATCATACGACCTGAGCCATCCTTGGTAGGATAGCGGATACCTTGTTCTATACCGTTGGCTGCACCAGCCACGAGCCTACCCATAGGTCCCATAGGATCACGAAAGGTATCGACCTTGGTTTGCTTATCTACCTCTGCGAGCATCTCAGGGGTGGGATTGTTACGTGCATCTGACATCTTTTGCCAGAGGTCGACAGGATCAGCAAGAGAAGCTCCATGATCTCGGGCATACTTGGCTGCCTGATCCCATAGATAACTCGTACCAAAGATGTCTTTGACGAACTCTCCTGTTGAATGAAGAAGATTGAGAGGTGCCGAAAGGAGAGCATCTGCGGTGTTGTAGACAGGCCTTTTCATGAACGTAGAGTTCATCAGATCGTTCTTCAACATACCGAGAGGAGCAGACCCCGATCCTTCATCAGAGAACAAACCCGGAACTCTCTTCTGTAGGGCATTGACGAAACCGTCTGCATATCCCAGACCACGAGCAGCCATCTGCGTGGCGTAGACCCTTTCCGCTTCTGGTACTAGCCGGAGAGGTTGCCCTGCCGTGGCAGCAAGAGAGTCAGAGATAAAGTTCAGACCATTCTGTGCAATCATACCTCCATATATTTTGACATGGTTGGCGAGATTCGACACAAGGCCTGAGATGTATCCCTTACGGAAAAGATCGACAATACCGGGGTCTTTGCTAGCTGAAGCTGCAAGGATTTTACCTACACTGTCTGGGTTGTTGACACCCAGTTTATCGATCTCTTCCTGTACGTCCTTGTTAGAGATTCCGTTATCGAAGTCTCCTGTTTTACCGCCGGTGGCGAGACGACCTTGCTGATCGATCTGACGTTGACGAGCCCTGAAGGCAGAACCTTGTCCGTATGCACTGTCGTCTGCGAGGTTGAACATAGCCCGAGTGGCGTTACGTTCGTCTTCAGTAAGTCCTTCAAAACCTACGCGAGAAAGTTTCTGAGCCATGGCGTAGGTTTGGATACGTACAGCTTCAGACCAAGGAGCTAACTCGCGGGGATTACGAGGACCATCGAAGAGAGAGTAGCCGTGGTCGTCGTTGTTGTGGTCGTTGAGATAACTCTTAGTCTTCTCGTTGAGCTCATCGAAGCCGTCTTTGTCTTTAGCTGCCGTAGTACGAGCCCATTCGTCATAGGCGTTACGGAGATCGGGATCGTCAGAGACTTTATCTTTGTTGATTGATCCTGCAAACTGGTCGTCTACCCTCATATGCGGAGGAGCAGGCTGAGGTTCTCCGTCAGGACCTACTTCAGTTCCAGTTCCGTTACCTCCGTTGCCGTTGCCATTACCGCCTCCGCTTAATCCTGTTTCTTCATACGGTTCGTGGATGACATTGGCAGGACCAATAGCCGTACCAGTAGGCTGTTTTGTATTGTTATTTACAGAAATGACAGGAGGAGACTGCGGCTCTTCCATACCAACAGTTGGTTCAGGAGCCGTAGCAGGTTTTCCGCGATCACGAAGAGCTTGGGCATTTAATTTTACTGTACGATCAGGGTTAGCTCCTGAGATACGGAGTCCTTCAATGGTGTCGACGTCGGGGTGAGCGGCGGCAAGTTGCTTACCAAGGTTGAGAGTTTCACCTACACCGAGCTTGACAGGATTAGTCTTGTCACCGATGTCGATGGAATGTATGGTGTTACCTTCGACGTCATAAGAACCCTTAACGACCTTGCCGTCAGGAGTCTCGTACGTAAAGGTATGGCTCGGCCTGCCCGGATCAGTGTTAGGCGTACTAACAAAACCGGGTTGTCTGATATCTTCTACAGGAGTTTGTGAGAGCATCGCAGGACTAGTGACTGCATCACCGCCCGGTAGCTTGCTTTCGATCACGCCTTGAGTTTCAGGAGTAACTGTATGATTTTCTTTGGTAAGGGGATGGGCAAGAACCGATCCTGTGGGAGCACCAGTGTCAGGGTCAACGTAAGCCCTGCCTGCAGAAGTTACCTCACCCGTATCAGGATCACGGACGTTGACGGGGTGGTAACTGCCAGTCTCATCAGTCTCGCGGATAGGATCGACATGGGTCGTATTTACCGTAGGCTTGACAGGAGGCTGAACCTCAGAACGTTTACCTGACAGCTCGTCAGGATTGTAGTTGACGTGATCGTCTGTAGTGTCAGCCTTGAACGTAGGATTTTTGTTCCAGCCTTGAGCATGAGCCTTGACGTTTAGATCGACTGTTGTACGATCAAGATTAGGATGAGCCGACAGGATTTCATCAGTCGTTGCGCCACGCTTAATCATGTCCGTAATACTAGCCTGACGAGCAGGAGTAAGATACGGTTCAGGAATATGAGTAGCTTCAAGGCCCAGCCCAGGAAGGGCGTCCATGATAGCTTCACCGAGAGACTGAGTTCCGTTGCCTCCACTCTGGTCATGACCTGTAATAGCGCGACCGATGATGTTGGCGGTATCTTCTGCACCAGTCATGAAACGATTAGCCAAACTGATGGCAGGAGAAAGACCGTAGTCTACTATCAGCCTGCTAGGAGTTCCTCTAGTCGTACCACCAAGAAGGTCTTTCTGTTCTTCAGTCATACCAAAAGGATCAGGACCTTCGGGTCGAAGATTCTGGGTATCCCTCATAAAATCGAAACGACCTGCAGTAGCAGGATCAGGAACCATAGACGGCGTCTGAGAAAACTGTTGTTGACCTTTCAAAGACCAGGTCGGAACAGTTACCTTTTGACCGCTGTCCATAAAAGTTACAGGAGTCTCGTCTCTCATAGGCGCCATAGAAGGCATAACAGAGGCGAGAGGGTCTATCCGAGGATCAACCGGAGCATCCGGCACGAAGGTATGGCTAATATCTGGGGCGTCTGGAATGAACTGATTATTAGCCATATATTCCTCGTTGATTATTGGATAAGGTAAGTCTTGCCGCCTACCTGTACGGCAGGATGACCGTTGATCTTACCACGAACTGCCGTGCTAGGAATCCTGTTAGCAGGGATCGTAGGTATCTGGTCAGAAGTAGGAGCAGCCGATGGAGTCCCCGCAGGAGAAGCAGTCACCCCTGCTACTGGAACAGGTCGACGACTCTTCACAGGAGCTACACCGCCTTGAGGCAACCCGGCAGGCATGACGATATTCGTACCAGGAATTGTACCGCCGGGAGGAATACCCATAGCCTTTCCGAGAGCGATCTGGGACTGAAGGGTTTGAGCACTTGCCTGCTGTTGATGAGCCGAGGCGTTGACACCACCTGCGGCAGCTTGGCCGTAGTTACGAGCAATCTCCGAAGGCAACAGAGCCTGACCGTTGGCGGCACCTTGGGCACGAGCAGCAGCAGTAGTCTGAGCGGCGCCTGTCCCAAGATACTTATACTCCGGTACGTTAAAGGTATTGGCTTGATCGAGCATCGCCCTTCCCTGATCGTTCCAAGTCTTCTGTCCAGTCTTTGGATCGACAGTGACGTACTGAGAGAGGTTCTTAGGGTCAGGAAGATTAAGAGGACTGAGGTCCGTAGTCTTGCCGAAGACGTCTTGAGCTTTCCCATACAAAGATTCGTAGGTGTCAGGAGTTGCTGACGAAACCAGTTTACCTGCCTGAGAACGACGGGTGTCGTCATACTTCTGTACGGCAGCTTGATGGGCATCAGCTGCAGTCATCCCTTCTCTTTGCATATTCGCCATAGCGATCTGACGATTAGCCAGACTGTTCTGCAGTTCTAGGGCGCCTTGGGTATCACCAGTTGCGGCCAGCTTAGCCACAGCTTCCTGAGGATTGCCCTGAAGATTAGAAAGGGCAGCAGCTTGGGCCCTCTTGGCAGGATCGTCCTTAAATGGGAGCTGAAACCCCGCAGCAGTAGAGATGGTATCTCCAAGCCAGTTCAACAGAGCTCCCGGTACGCCATGGATACCAAGGATACCAGTAAGGCTATGGTTTGGTACGGCAGGGGGTTGAGGTTGAGTCTGGCCTTGAGATTGGCCTCCCCCTAACGTAGAACCAACCGCGTGCCCAAGCAGCATCTGCATAGCGGACGAAGGGTCTTGACTTTGTGTAGGAGCTTGAGTAGGCGGAAGACCCATACCAGCATAGGCAAGAGAGGGATCGACGAGAGGTGCGTTCAACGAAGGAGCGACACCAGCAATTGTATCAAATAGACCGGGCATCATATTTCCTTAACGATAGACGGACCCACTCGCATATCCTGTATTGATAGGCGTTCCGTACGAGGGCAGGATGTAGTTGTCAGCCCAATTAACGGCTTGCTGTTGAGCCATGTTAGTTCCAGGTTGGACTGTCGTCTGGGCATTAGAAACAGGGGCGACATTACTCTGTCCGTTAACAGGCTTAAAAGGATCAGTATATTCTGAAGCACCTGGTGTGCCAGAGAAGTTAGGAAGAGCAGGCATTCCTGCGCCGCCTCCTGAAGAGTTTCCTCCAAGCCCTGTCATGTTTCCAAAGAGGTTTCCTAGAGCACCCCCTATCCCTTGAGAACCGGGTGCCATGGGGGCTGAGACGCCAAGGGAAGAACCTAGTCCTGTCAAAAATGAAGCCATTATATTCCGAGCCCCGTCTTTCCTTGAGATTGTTGAGTCTGCCCTGCTCCAGTAATCGAGTTGTTAGCTTGGATACCGAGACCTGCCAGACCAGACTGATTCTGGATGTACTGTTGCAAAAAGTTATTGGCTGTGTTCTGTCCGTAGTTGGATACAGCTTTGAGAGTGCTGCCAGAGTTCAATAGGCCGTTGGTTGCGGCATTGCCAGTAATGGCGTCGGTGCCCTGCTGGAGATTGAAGTTGTACCCCGAACTATTCTTGGCGTTGTTGAAAGCCTGTTGCTGCTGTGCCGTCCCGCCATTACCGAGTAGGGCAGAAATTGCAGACGCAGCCGTTCCAGTCTGACCTACTGTACTACCTAGATTGGATTGGGAGGCTCCAAAGTTCTGGTTAGAAGAAGAACCTGATTGATTACCTCCTAGGAATTGACTCATATTTTGCTCCGAATCTTTTGTGGAACTCTTGCTTAGTCACAATGAACAATTCGCAAGGAGGGTTAAGTTGTGACAGGATACCGTACGAGGTATATCCCAGTTGTCGGTTCATCCATCTAGCGGCTTTGTTATCGACAGGGGTGTACCCCCTCATACACAGACAGTCCGTTTCGTTGAAACCAAAGGACATCATCTCTTTAGCTCTTTCCATGGCCTCACGACCACGAGACTTAAAGAAAATATGAGCTTCGTACAAACCAGAAGGACCGTCTTCAGCTTTATGGAGGATACCTACATTACCTAGATCATCGACAAAAGCGAGGTTGCCTTCCTTGTCGATCCATTCCTGTAGGTCTCCATCACCAGCCATGCCCCGATACTTATCAATGGCTTCGTCTATTACAGAAAAGTCCTTTGTGATATTTATCATAGTTATACCTTAGGGATTTGGTATAGGGAATATGATCCAGTCATCGATCCCGTATCTGGTTTAATGATTATAGCCTTAACCGCTGATGTAGTAGATGTGTCATAGGTGCCATGAATTTCAAAAAAAGCACCATTAACACCAACCATAAATGCACCCGGTGCAGTACCACCGCCTAAATCAGAACGTAATCTTGCAGAACCCAAAAGACTATTACCACCGCCTGCTGAATAAGCGATAGATACACCGTCACCAGAGATATTTCCGGGGCTTGCTGCCCCATTAATATTACCATACCAAGTTCCATTGTTTGGAACAGGAGTAGGCAATGTCCCGTCGCCTGTTGTCATATGAAGATTGAATGGACCCGGATTGCTAAATATTTCGAAGTCATAGTTATATTTTGTAAAGTCTAGCCCCGTAAGGTTTAAGATAGAAACTGCAGTAAACGAGCCTTTTTGAATTAAGGTATATCCTCCCCCTCCTCCACCAGTGCCGTTAGCAGCCGCCGTAACACGACCGAACTGGTCTACGGTGATGTTACTGTTTGTGTACGAACCTGGGGTTACTGACGTATCTGCAAGGGACAAGACAGGGTTATCAATAATCAAACCAGACGAAGGAGTAACAAGGATTTCGCCTGCCGTACCAAGGACTGTAGCTTGTTCTAGAGTTGTAATCTCTTGTTGTATAGTGGCTACATCAGTCGTGTTAGTTGTGATCTGACCGGAATGATTGAGGATGTACCTCATGAAATAATCAGAGGCGTTACCCTGTTGGTCTACAATAGGAAACCTCTGTTGAAGAGGTTGGATAGGTGTTACCGGAGTGGCTGCGTTATTTCCCTGAGCCATCAAGCATCTCCATACTGTCTATACGTTTGAGTGCGCCGTAGTCTACAGTCTTGAAGATACGACCAGGAGCTTTCATGCTCCCAAGTGACCGCCAATACAAGCGGGCATCTATGTCTCCGGGAGTGATGTTAATCGTGCCGCAGTCTTGGTATGTCTGCCCTCTGTCGTCTGAAACGTAAAGGTCCACACCATCGATGGCCGTATCCGCCTGTTCACCAATACTGGCTTGGATTTGTACACCGTAACACGGCATTTTCTTATAGCCCCTGAAGGGGAGTTGACCGTAAACCTCTCTACGGAAAGGAATAGGAAGGGTAGAGCCGTAGACCGGAGAATCGTCCTGGTCTTGGAATGGGTTGAGGAAGTAGATACTGCCGTTGCCGTCGTCACCAACGAGGACATTAGAGCCATAAACATACGCCCAACTTTCCCCGCCATGCCAGTTCTGCCCGTTGTAGGCATTCCAGATATTGAGGTCTCCGCTCGACCACGTATACCATTGCTGGGTATGGTCGTCATAAACCAATGTCTCCTGAGTGCCAAGACGGAGTACGTAATAGTTATGGCCGTCGAGAGTAAAGGTCCATGCCCGTACAGAAGGATCGGTACTGCTGCCTCGGGCGACGACGTATACACCAAGCTGAGACGAAACTACTAAAGGCTGAGGTTGAATTACAGCTTCGATTTGAAGTTGACTTGACTCTAGGTGTTCTGCTGGAAAAGCCGCAACAGCAAGGATTTGTTCCTGTGAGGCGTCAATCGTTACTGCTGCTGCCATTACACTGTCCTGTTAATTTTGATATTAAGGTTGTTGACGGCGATAGGAGTAAAAGGTGACCCGGTTGCAGGGTCGAGTTCGACTACGTCATATTGATAGTTGAAAGAAGTAGAAAGAGTGTGAGCAGTGCCTGTATGGGTACTAGAGCCCGACACAATATCTACTTGATATTGGGCGTCACCTCCGTCAGACTTGGACACCCTTTGCAGAGAGACAATACCTCTGACACCAACAATGTTGGAAGGCAGAGAACTGATGCCACAAACAGCAGGAGCAGGAATAGGTGAAGCACCTGCCGTGATGTAGTTAGTAGAGTCCTGAGGAGGTTCTCCACCAATAGCCCCATTGACTGTCGTACCACCAGCGATAGTCCAGCCATTAGAGACGTCGCTATCCAGGAACAATCTGTAAACAGTACAAGGACCGATAGAGCCTACGGTGTTGTTAACTGTTCCGCTTTTGTCGTACATGACAAAATCTTTGATGTACGCAGACCCTGCATAGGCGTTGCCATAAGTCGTAAGACTATAAGTCATGTTGTAAATGAGAGTACTTGGAGCTGGAGTAAACGAGTAAGAAAGAACTTGGACACCTTCTACATAGACCGTGATGTTACCCAAGGCATAGTCTAGCATTGCCTCGATGTGCCACCAAGAGTTGTAGGTGATGACAGGAATAATCGTAGTAGCTACCTGAGTTCCGAGCTGTTGGACATACTCGAATGAGTGTTGGTATATAGAAATGGCCCCATTGATTTCTACAACGATGCCATAAAGACCGTGGTTGTATTGGTCTTTCCAGCTTATCGGCATCCTCTGACCGCCGCCAGAAGAATTCCAACGGAGAGCGATACCCAAGGCATTGACGGGGGTAGGGACGATAGAACCCTGATTTTGCAACCCCGTAAGAGAGGAGAGGTTCCAACAAACCCCTCCTGATACCAAAGGATCGGCAACGACGCCGCCGCTATCAAGTTCAGTGTATGGAAGACCGTTGGCCATGAGTGTGGCACTGCCACTACCGGTTCCGTAACTACCAAAGTTATCACACCATTGTATACTCATTGATTGTCCTTAGTTAAAGTGTAGGTACGAAACCTTGACGTTGTAGAGCCAATCTAATTCGTTCTTCGATGGCAGGAGTTGAGATACGGTTCTGACCAGACTTGATCTGAAAGACTGCTCCGTCTTCATCTACGAGAATGAGAGAGTCCTTTACCTGTACGGCAGTATCAGGCCAACAGCCTCTGTCATAGAGAATACCTTGGTAGCGTTCCATCGGAGTAGCAAAGACACCAGTGGTAATCCACGGCTCAGTAGTAGTCTGACCCATAAGCCAGAACATGTCGCCGAAGACTAGACATTGTGTAATACCGTCAGGGGCACGTTCTGCAGTGGCATAGTCTAGAGGGTTTATAGTATTCTCGCCGGGGTTGATCCAGTAGAACCTCCCCATGATGTCGGCAGTTTGTACAGGGACGGTAATGATATAGCCGTTGATGTAGGCAACTGAGATGCTACCGTTATCATCAGGGACTTGTACTTGACGAAGCTCTTCTGCCCCTCCTCCAGTCATTGTAGCTCCGTTAACCCAAGAGATATTAGCTCCTGTGACAACAGTAGTAGAGACGGCATCACCCGTGGCACCAAAGGTATTATACTGTACGAATAGGTCGGTGGTGTCAGAGTTGTACGCAGTACAAGTCGGGTTCGCCTGGAGGGCAGTGGAGTAATCCGTGCCGGCAGTTCCAGAGGCGTTGATGGCGTAAAAGAGTTCTGTAAGACTTTCAGCACTCGTAAGACCGAGTTGAACCAACCAAGGGTTAGCACTCGTACCGGCAGGGCTTCCTGCGTCGACAGAACCACTTGTCCATTGGTAATACGTACTATCGATTTTTACAGTATAACCAGAAGCAATCAAACCAGAGGCGTTAAGATCAGCAGTTGCCTGGGCATTATCGGTATAGAACCAAAGAAGACCTCCGTCAGCAATGTACAAGAAGTCGGGAGTACTTCCGAGAGGAGCAGTAGCAGCCATGGAGACGGCGTCGGTAATTGTTTGGCTGATCTGTCCGATCTGATGGAAAGTTCCGTCAGTTTTCAGCCGCCAAAGAAATAGACCAGAGACGACGAACATGTCAGAGTTGAACGTACCTTCGCAGGTGTACACCCTCCGTATAGGTCCGGTCCCTATTTCTACAAATTTCTGAAGACCGGGGCGAGCTATGAAAGAAGTCTTGTTGTCATTCAGGGCAGGGTTCTCTTCCATGAACCTGTTGCGTACATATGCCGATGGCGAATCTGCCACAGACCTGTAATAGTCGCCAGTTACAAATGGAATATCTACCATGATTTATTCCTTATCCTCGCTCCGCTCAGGAGCTTTACCACCAAGGGATGCCGCGCTGGAAACTTCCCCAAGTGTATGCATCGAAGTTTCTATAAGCTTTGTTAGAAGGCAGACGTTGTAGACCGATCTCGACAGGCACCTGAGTGATCTGGGCATAGCGAGAATAGAATTGACCTTTCAGCCTTTTGAATCTCTGTACGGACTCTCCTGCCATCGTCACGCCGTTACGGACATTGATACGATCTGCCAATCCAATGATAAGGAATTCGTCGAACTCTTCTGGAAAAGGAGAACCATCAGTCAGCCCAAGATCGTTGACTTGTTCCCAGTTGGCAAGGTCTGCCCTATAGAAAAAGACCTGGTTGTAGTTGTTAGTTGATAAAGTAATCGAAGGATTGCCTTGGATGTTCCGTCCGTTACCTAAGACTGTCAAAGGGTATGTCTGGAAGTTACCAGAGACGTCTACAAATGCCATACGGGAACCGTCGTTAGGCTGAGGAGGCATATTAACCGTCTCGGCTCCGGTGAGGTTGCACAGCAGTCTTGTATTAATTGGCACGAAGGTATTCATGATGTCGTTGTAGTACAGAGGGATGATTCCGACTGTCTCGACATTGTTCAAACCGAAAGGGATGTTGATTAGGTTTTCACCCATCTCAGCTCCCCAAAGGGAATCGATGAATCTGTTAAGAAGGACGAGGGCTTCAGCCTGCTCAGCGGTTGTAGGCGTACCGCCCAGCCCCGTAAGGTTACTTTCACGGTAGGCATCATTGATGATTGTTGTAACTGGAGTGCCCATGATAATCCTTAGTGTTAATGGGTTTACCCTGCAGT